CACATGGGATGGCACAATGCAAGATGCTATGAATGCGTATATAGATCTCAGAAGGAGTCAAGGTAGAAGGCCATTTATTGATGGACCTCACTTTGAGTTAGCATAGTGTGGATGTCAATAATGATACTGTGTGGTAGTATGAACGCACAGTCTTGTATGGTAATAACAGGTAATGAGTTACATACAAGTAAAGAAAAATGTTTTAAAAGTGCTATTGAAAAAGCAAACAAAGCTGTTACATATCCACAGGTACATCAAGCAAAACCATTTTGTCAGGTAATACCGGGAACAGAAAAACCAAAAGATGAGGTAGATATATAATGAATACAGAAGAAAATAAAATAGAAGCATCACCTATAGTTAATTTTGAAGATAAAGAATATAAAATAGAAGATTTAAGTAACACTTCTAAATATTTTACTTCTCAACTATCTGACTTGCAAATTAAAGAAAGTAAATTAAGGTTTGAGTTAGATCAAATTTTAGCTGCTAAAAAAGTCATGATTGATAAATTTAGACAAAGTTTAAATGAGGAAGAGAATGAGAAACTTAACTGATAAACAACAAAAGTTTCTTGATGTGTTATTTGAAGAAGCTAAGGGTAATCCTGTTACTGCTAAAAAACTAGCAGGATACAGTCATGACTTAGCTACTTCTACTATTACTAATGCACTACAAGAAGAAATAGCAGACCTAACTAAAAAATTTATAGCTACTACAGCTACTAAAGCTGCTTATTCTTTAGCTGAAGTAATAGATAATCCTACTGACTTAGGAAATAAAGAAAGAATGATAGCAGCAAAGGATGTATTAGATAGAGGTGGATTTGTAAAAACTGATAAGGTTGAAGTATCAGCTGCAAGTCCACTATTTATTTTACCACCTAAAAATGAAAATTGATAGAACTTGGAAATTACCTAAGCCTGAGAAAACAGAATATGGCTACGATTGGCAACCTGTAGTTAGAGTTGGAAGAGTTGTACCTTTTGGTTATAAACAAAGTGAAGAAGATAAAGACGTACTCTTACCAATTCCTGCAGAGCTTGAATTACTTGAAAAAGCAAAAAAGTATATTAGGCAATATAGTTATAGACAAGTTGCAAACTGGTTAAGTAAAGAATCAGGTAGAGAAATATCTCATGTAGGTTTAATGAAGAGAATTAAAATTGAACAAAAACGTAAGTCAAATGCTTCAGCTCAAAGCTACCTCGCTAAAAGGTACAAAGAAGCGTTACAAAAAGCAGAAAAGCTCTCCAAAGAAAGAATTGGAAGAATTGCCGATTCAACCGAAAGTCTACAGTCAACCTGAAGAAAAACCAAAAGAAATAATATTTGAACCTAATCAAGGTCCACAAACAGACTTTTTATCAGCAGGAGAACGTGAAGTATTATATGGAGGATCAGCAGGTGGTGGTAAATCATATGCAATGCTTGCAGATCCAGTACGTTACTTTGGTAATCCAAACTTTAGAGGATTATTAGTAAGACGTACTACAGAAGAATTAAGAGAACTTATTTCAGTATCTAAACAGTTATACCCTAAAGCTGTACCTGAAATAAAATTTTTAGAAAGAGATAAAACTTGGGTAGCACCATCAGGAGCAACACTCTGGCTTTCTTACTTAGATAGGGATGATGACGTAACAAGATACCAAGGTCAAGCATTTAGTTGGATTGGATTTGATGAACTTACACAATGGTCTACTCCGTATGCTTGGAACTACTTACGCAGTCGTCTTCGTACTAGTGATACTAGTTTACCTATTTACATGAGAGCTACTACAAACCCCGGAGGTCCGGGTCATCAATGGGTAAAGAAAATGTTTGTAGATCCTGCACCTTATGGTACATCCTTTTGGGCAACAGACATAGACACAGGTAAGATCTTAATGTGGCCTAAAGGTCACAGTAAAGAAGGTGAACCATTATTTAAAAGAAGATTTATACCTGCTACATTATTTGACAATCCGTATTTAGCAGAAGATGGAGTGTATGAGGCAAACTTATTATCACTTCCTGAGAACCAAAGAAAACAACTATTAGAAGGAAATTGGGATGTATCTGAAGGATCAGCTTTTCCTGAGTGGAACAGAGCCACTCATGTTGTTCAGCCTTACGATATACCTTCTAGTTGGACTAAGTTCAGAGCCTGTGACTATGGCTACGGAAGTTATACAGGGGTTTTATGGTTTGCAGTCGCTCCTGATGAACAACTAATTGTCTATAGAGAACTGTATGTCTCAAAAGTATTAGCTACTGATTTAGCAGATATGGTATTGGAGGCAGAACAAAATGACGGAACTATTCGTTACGGTGTACTTGATAGCTCTCTTTGGCATAGGCGTGGCGATACTGGCCCATCGTTGGCGGAACAAATGATCATCAAAGGTTGCAGATGGAGGCCGTCTGACAGAAGTAAAGGGAGTAGAATTGCAGGTAAAAACGAGATTCACAGAAGACTACAAATTGATGAATTTACCGAAGCACCTAGGTTGGTGTTTTTTAATAACTGCACAAATATTATCTCGCAACTACCGATAATTCCTTTAGATAAAAACAACTCTGAAGATGTAGATACTAATTCAGAGGATCATTTGTATGATGCTTTAAGATATGGCATAATGACAAGACC